TTGTTGATGATTATTTCGGTCGCTTCGAGCGCTATTTTTTTTACTTTAATGTCCACGTCTTCCACTTCAGTATATTGCACAACTATTGCTTCGGTATCGCCCCCGGCAAGCAATAACACCGCTACGGTGCTGTCTTTTTTTGGGTATAAAATTAATTGGGTATCATTGGTTTGAATTGCTGCCTGCAAGCGAGCATCGAGGTACACTCCACTACCGTCGATGGCTTCCGCTTCGATTGTTTTTTTTGATTTGTTAATTGAAACCACCTTGCAGAGCATCAGCACGCCTCTTGCGTGTTGGGTGCCTAATTTTTTTATATGATTTGCGATGTCCATTATGATGCTGTTTTTCCTAGTTCAATTGTGTTGCGAAATCCATCAATACCTATCAAGGTGGTTACTTTGTCAGCATAATACTTGCCGTTTTGTTCCGGATAATCGTGATTGGTGAATGCTACAGTATATCCATGGTCAATATATGGCTCACCAAAGACAGTAATACTACCCGAAAATCCTGTTTTTTTCATTCGTTCTAAATCCTCTTTAACCAGCACTTTAAGGGCGTTTAAATCCATTTCAGGATAATGCACAGTGTGAGCTTCACCTGCTCCATCGCCCTCGGTGTGTTTAATTGTTGTGCCATTTTTTTGTATCGAAATACCCTCAATTTTTATACCGATATCGTTTTGTTTTTTTTGTTGCAAACTACTATCTACTATATCATTTTGAGCAATATAAGCCACTGTATAATTAGGTTTGGCAGCCCAATCCAAAGGGTAAGCAAATCCTGCCCATAGGCGGCCTTTGCGTAAGTAAATCGACAATTTATATTTTTCTTTGAGCATTGCCAACTCTTGCGAAGCCGTGCGTTTACTCGTTTTGTAAGCCCCAAGCGTTCTATTGTCGCAGTCGTGTGCTATATCACTGCCTTGCAGTAGGTATTGTATCACATCGCCCAGCTTAGCATTGGCCCATGTCTTGGTTTTAATTTCTTTTTGCTTTAATAGCCACATGGCATCTTCACAATGCAATTTCATGGGCATATTCAACTCAATTTGAGTAATGCACCCAACGAATAATTCTTTTAAATTATCATTATAACCTCCTTTAACCACCACTTGACTTCCTACCGTTAGGGTTTCGCGCAAGTTTTGAGTGCCAAACTGTATTTTTTTGGGTAATGTTATTATACAAGTGTTCGTTAGTTCAGCATGGCCGCTTGTTACTTCAGCTGAGGTGATAAATGGTACCACCCACGCTTTGGAGCTTCCTTTTGGTGTTATTGTTAGTTCTGTGTTGATGCGTTTCATAATGTTGCGATTACGATTTGTTTATTCAAATAATACTTTGCTAAATCGTTACGTTCAAAGGCTCGAATGGCAAGCACAGTACCCGCTACCGGTACTGCATTTAAGTCAGGCAATGTGCCTGTATTGTCGGCTATGAGCCACCACGCACCTTTCATACTGCCATACACTTGCAGCGCAATATCCCATATTGTTTGAGATTGCTGAACTTGGTATGTGGTGGCTGTTTGCATCTTTTTGTGTATTAATTCTTATTAAAAAAATGGTTTATTCAATTATGCTTGGTAGTGCATTGCGTTCGTAGGCCTCATAAACCGTATCGCTCACGGCATTGATAACGAACGGCTGCACGCCGCCATGTCCCTCAAGTTCGGGCAAATCAAAATCTTCTATAACCATATCATTCACTCCAAGCAAATACGCCATATCATTGAGGATGCGAATGGCTGCAGGTGCATTGCAAAATGATAAAAAACGTTCCACGTCCTGGGCGGGATATTCCAATGGCGATTTTTCATTAATCATCAACCCGCTTATTTTAATCTGCCAGTCATCATTATTAATATACTCTTTCACTGAGCCATCACGACCTGCTACGTTGGTTTTAATAATGCGTTTACTGCGGCTAAAACTTATCAAAGTTACGCTGGGTAATGTCCAAGCATCGATGGTAACGTTTTTTGTTTGTGCTTGGTCATCTAAATAATCAAGCACCTGGTAGCTCAAGGGCCTAAACTCAATCGGCATGATGATTGGCGTACCCAACACGCTTTGTGGAGCACGTTTTTTTAAGTTGATAACAGGTACATTATTATACACAGGTGAAGCATTGCCCGAGTTTTCGGCCACGTAAAACTTACGAAGACCGAGCTCGGGGAATGCCTGAACTAATGTATCTATTTTGTATTCAAATTGCATATCAAAATTGTTTTCTACTTAAAAAATCATTTGCCCAAATAAACTGTTGCCATTTTTCTGCAAATTGCTCATCGTTCAATTGCTCCGGGTAGGGAATGCCACATTTTACCATCAAAATGGCGTGCATTTTGCGCAGCTCGTCAGCACCGTCTTGGTCGTTGATGGGTGTGGCTGCGCTTAATACTTTTTTATGCTACCTTCATAAAATTCAACGATCGAACTCGCTTGTATCGCCGCCGACATGGCCACTTTATAATCGGTTTTGAAGCTCGTATCTCCGCCCAAAAAGCAGTTATTCAAAACCGTTTCACCCGACTCCAGTATTTTGTCTTGGCTATACTTGGACATAGCCAACGCAACTACTTCACGCCCTGGGGGCTTGAGATATGCGGTTACCTTCGTACCATCGGTGCGCTTCACCTCCAATACATGCACTTCTTTGTATTCTTTTTTCCAGCCCTCCAGCTGCTCATGCGTTATCCCACCGTTGTTTTCGTGGGGCATCTTGGTTTCTTTTTCTTTTGACATACAATTTTTATTTTATGATTTTACTAATAATGAATCTTTACGCTTGCTTCCAGTCAATGCACCCAACGAGCAATTCCATTTTCATCTCAGGCGAATCGCTACCTACTTTCAGTTCTCTCTTATTGCCTGTGAACCGACAGTGGCGTATAATGTCTTTGATGATGGGCTTTGAGGTGTCGTTTTTGTCTTCAAACATTACGATGATGTCGAATGAAGCGATGTGTTGCAAGCGCACGCCAGCAGGCAACGCTTGTAGCAGTGCCGTATGCTCTTTCATGTCTATGGTAATGCTTGCCTTGGCTTCATATTTGCCCAGCGTTTGGCTCACCGGCATATTGCCCTTGCCGATATTGTTTTTCATTTCTACATTGTCTTCATATTCTATCGCCGACACACCCTCTAAGGTGCGGCCAAGTAGGTTTATTTTTACGTCTGTCCAGCCGTAGCTTTGTCCGTTTATCATGCACATAGTTGTTCTATTTAATTGGTTGAAAAATATTCGTTTGCTTCCAGTTTTCTGCGCTCCGTGAGGCCTTTCAACGTTTTGCCGTTGGCTTTATTCCATCGGCTAAACTCCTGGCGTATCGCCAGGTCATTCGGGTCTTTATTTACTTTATTTAGCAAAGTGCTTTTACGCAATGCTTCCGTTCCTACATTGTAAGCAAAACTAATCAGTGCGTTCATTTGGCGTTCATTCACCGCTGGCAATATTAGTGCATCTACCCGTTTGGCGATGTGATCCACCTCGGTATTCAAATAATCCAACGCCTGATTTTGAGTTATTTTATCGCCTTTTTTAACCCGCTCTCCGTTGTGGTATCGTGTAGTACCATATCCAATTGTCCACACACCAGCGGGGCATTGATACGCTTGTAGTCGCAAGCCCTCAAATGCACTTATTAAGTTCAAACATTGTTTTGTAATATTCATTTTAAATGCTGGTTAAATGGTGGCTGCAAGTCCTATTGTTACTTCAATGAATCGAGCAACACCAATCGGCTGTATGCGTATGTTCACTTGCAGTTTTGAGGTTACTGTAATGTTTTGATTGGGGTCAATATACACGCTGTAATTGCTGCATTCGTTATTACCCTGCATCAAATCGAGCGGTCGGCGGCACGTGCTTTCAAAGCTCGCAATATCAATTTTATCCAGTTGCCCTGCGGCATTCACTTTTACAGGACTATTGAGCCGTGGCACGAGCGCACTGTACACCTCTCTTACTGCTTTATTAATCGTCCTGTTGTTGCTTATCGAATAGTAATCATCACTCACCAGCACACAGGTGTGGTCATCGTTCCAATAAAACCCCGGATACCCAACAAATTTTCTAACAAAAATAAATCCCTTATCATTCAACGCATTGAGGTCGGTAGTGGTGTAACTGGTGATGTTTAATCCACTCGATAGGCTCGCTTTGATAAAGCGATTGTTGGCGGGGCTATTCAAGTTAAACGGCTGCACCCAGCCGACATTTTCGCTCACACGGGCCCGTGATATAGAGCCTAGGAGCGTTCCGATGGCGGCGTATTTATTGTAGATGGGCTTGAGTATGGATATATCCATATCTTGGCCTATCACCACACTCACATTGCGAGCAGCTGGCGATGTGGCTCGCAAGTTGGTAGCCGCAGCTGCTGTGCCATTATACCCACGTCCCTCGATTACGATTTGCACCGGTCGGTGGTCTATGAACTCTGCATCGGCCAACGCTTGTGCCTTAGGTACTGCGGCTATTACGTCGCCGTCTAGCCCGCCGCTGTTGGTAGCTGTGTAGGTGGTGATTGGGTTGCGGCTTATAGCCAGCACTTGCACCTCACCCATCGCATCGAGCAACAATTGCTTAGCGTGCGTAAGCGTTATATCAGCCATCTGCGTAAGCGTTGTGGCTTGCGCACACAAGCGTATCCACAATTTACCGTTCGGGTTCATGCGAAAAAACTCCGTGATGTGGTGATACACCAGCA